TATATGAAGTTATTATTCATTCATGTGGAGATCTTTTGAGACAATATGTTCTAGACCAAACCAGGTATATTGAAATCGTTGACCATATACAACAAATATTTAACTATGGAAATGAAATATTTTCCAGCATACGAAAAAGATATATAAGTGTGTCACCTAAAAATATTGAGATATAGTAAGATGTTAATACTAGTGGTCCTCATTATACTGACTATCTACCTTTTACCTACATACCAGCAACCACGGGTTTTCCATAATTTTATAACTCCAGATGAAAGGATGCATATTATTCGGAAAGCGAAAAGTGAACTCAAACCTTCAACTGTATCAACGGAACGAAAAGTTGATGAAAAAGTTAGAAAAAGTGAGACTGCGTGGCTTGATTTCGACGACCCAATTGTTAAGGGTGTAGCCGATAGATGCCTACGCTATACAGATAGACCATTGATCAACTGTGAAAAACTCCAAGTTCTCAGATACGAGGAGGGTGGTCATTACATCCCACACCAAGATATCATAGCAAATGCTACAAATCAGAGAATGTATACATTCATTTTAGCTTTGAATGACGACTATGAGGGTGGGGAAACAGTATTTCCTAAACTAAAAAAAGCTTACAAATTGAATGCGGGGGATGCCATCTTCTTCGACACACTGGACAACTACGAATTTGATACATCCAAGGCTTTACATGGTGGGAGACCTGTAAAGTCTGGTGAAAAATGGATTTGTAATTTATGGGTTCGGAAGTACCCTATAACTGATGCTTGACCTTCTCCCGGTTCGCCATGTGGAGGTCCACCCGGAACAACTCAATAATTATGTTGGATTATGGTATATGAACACGATCGCGGAAAAGGAAAAATTAAAAAAAAATCTCACGAAATTATATGGTCAATATCTAGAAAACCGACAAATAAATAACTTGGTTCGTAATTACCCTGAGAAAAGTGCCTTAGATATTAAGGCGCGTGCTTATAAAAATGCTTATAAAAAATATATGATACAATTGACTAACGTTGGCACGTCTTTTGTAAATAAGTTACCAAAGGCACCTGGTTGTCCTTCGGGTGTGAAGCCTTTCCTGGCCGGGGGCCTTGGAGTGGGAGGGGCAGTGGGCGTGGCAGGGCGCGGCGCGGTGGGGGGGGTGATGAGGGGGGGGAGATTTGTAGCGCACACAGTCGCGAAGCCCTTTCAGAGGAAAGCTAATTCAGCAAAAAATGCTAATTCAGCAAAAAATGCTATCAATCAAATGAATCTCCTCCCAAATAGTAAGAACATATTAAAGAAACAAATCAACAAAGGAACCAATCCTGAAAACATTTTACGTAATGCGAGGCAGCTCGCGCGCGAGCGCGCGCGCTCACGATAACTGATGCTTGACCTTCTCCCGGTTCGCCATGTGGAGGGCCTCGACGTCCGCCTTATTTTGTCCTACGTAGGGGACAGCGTAGCCTTCCTCACACATCCACCTATTGACGTTGGTCCATTGCCCATCCTCGGACACCCAAATTTCCGCGAGGACCCGGCCAAACTTTCCCCTAGAATCCGCCTCTGGGCATCTGAGTTCGATCTCTATATCATCCTTCTCAGATGCGACAGCCTTTAGGCACCATTCCTTCAACTTCTTCTTGGAGAGGAGACCAAACTTCTTCTCTTCGAGGTCACGGGTCCTGGACTCTGGGGTGTCGATACCTAGGAGGCGGACACGCTGCTTAGTGCACACATCAAAGCCCAAGTCTATATTGACATCGATAGTGTCACCATCGACGACCTTCTCTAGGGAGGAGACGCGGTATTTGAAGGTGCAGGGTTCGACGTTGTAGGACATTTTATTACAAGCTTAGAAAATATATAGTATAGGTCAATATGAAATGCTTAGCCACCTTTTCTGAAAACCAGATTCTCCACAAGATGAAGTTGAGGAAGATTCAGGTTAGAACCCTAAATGGGCTGTACTACCGACCACGGCTTATTCGTCCGGATGACGCACCACCGGATAATCCGAGACTTCGTCTACGGTTCAAGGAAGCCATAGAAGAAGCACAGGAGATTTGTGAGTTGGATGTCAACTCTCTGGAGTGTCACCTCGCTTGGTACGAAGTGGACGAGTTGGAGGATTCACTCATGCGTCGATGATAACCATTGGTGGTTCATCCTCATAGCCATAGTAGTGGATAGAGATTCCATACAAGTTCATCATGCGGGGATACAACTCCTGATTGATGAACATTTTCCAGTGAGGCAATGTTGTCAAAAAATATTCACACCTATCTTCTCCAAATCCACGTTCGTAAAGAAAGTCCTCGTATCGTATAGTCTTCATCTCGGAAGTGATACTTATTGGTAATACACACGTGTTCATCTCTTGAGCTTTTAGGACATCGATGATGTAGTATCCATGTGCATCACAAATAAAATTGATTTTCATTTCGGGGTATCCCTTGATGTAGGCTTCAAAGTCAGAATTACTTGGGAGGGTGGTGAAGACGCTCCATTTTTCACACCCACTATTTGGGCGCGAGAAGATACCCGGGTGGGTGTGATAGGTGAACGTTGAATTTGAATACCATTCGGGCTCTAGAACACTACTATCTATACGAGCTCTTTCTTTTGATGTTACTTTGGTTAAACCTTTATAGGTATAGGTATCATCAAAAAGTAATCTCCCACCGTACTCCCATTTTTGTTTCGTTGACACCTTACTAATCTTCCTTAGGTCTTTCACAAGTCGGGTAGGAAGTTGGATGAGGCGGAGGCTCATATATTCATAAGAACATTTTTATCTAGTAGTGTAATTTTACCAAGTTCATCCCACGTGTAGTATCTAACGGAAATACCAAACTGTTTCCGCATTATGGGATCCAGGTAGTTATTCACAGCTCTCTTCCATTGTTCTGTGGTGGTGGTTATATATACGAGGGAACTCCAAACAACTCTCACCCTTTGAAATTCGCGACCATCCATAAGTTGGTTAAAAAGATTAACAACAGCTGTGGCGTTTGGTATTCTCATGTTTGTTTCAATAAGATCTATAACATAGTATCCTTGATTTTCGAGGATGATATTTGCTTGAACAGCTGGATAATTACTTATGTAGGCTCTGAAGTCCGGTTCACTGGGGTATGTGAAAAGTGGAGTACCGTGTGGGGGCACGGGGTGTGTATGATATACTATGTACTGAGTTAGTTCTTCTTGTGTGGGCATCACAGAAGCCAGTTGCATATTTGTTCTGGCGGTCGGTTGATTAAATCTCACATAGTTTCGTGTATTGCTTACAGTGAAGGGAACGCTACCCACATACTCAACTCTCTGATTCCAAGTTCTGGTGTATATTTCTTTGAGTCTATCGATGAGAAGTCGACTTAAACGCACAGTCATGTATCGATTATTGGTGTTGGTGATAGTACCCAAATTGTATCGATTTTTACCTATATTCAATCTTTTAAATTTATTTGCCAGTTGATCAATCGCCCGATTAACAGACTCCTTTTTTTGTCGTCTCCTCTCTTGTGAACTTATTGGTCTTTTTGAAGGCATCTTACTTTAGTTAGAGAAATAATTTGAACAATATCCAATGAATATAGAGGACTTTGCTCGGGAGATATATTCTGACCTGGGTCCGGGGTACAGTGAGAGAGTATATCACAATGCTATGGAAGTTCTACTTAGGAAGAATGGGATACCCTACGAGTCTGAGAGGGTTGTATTGATTAAGTTTAAGGGTCACGTGATTGGAAATTTGAGGATAGATATGATTATTGACAACACCACTATTCTAGAATTCAAAATCATCAAGTCTCTGAACGAAGCGGCGGAGTGTCAGGCCAGAAACTATCTTCATCTGACAGGTCTGAAGACTGCGTATCTGGTAAATTATCCACCGTGTCGGGAACGTGAGGCGGAGATTCGAAAGATTGAAGTAACACCATTAGGGGTAGAACCTGCGCCAGACTCTGGTAGAACTGTAGAGATTCTTGGTACTGAGCCTCTGGGTTCGTTAGAGTTCCATGAAGGAGTTCCCGCGCCCGACCAAGAAGAGTCCTAACTTCTTCGAGGCAGTGTTGTGCTTCTGGGTTCTCTAGATTAACGTCTTCTAAATGCGGAAGGACCTGATTTTCCAGTTCGTAGAGTGCTTGCTCCATTTTTATTATAAAATATAGAATCATTGTACTTAAGTATCATAATCTCTTGGAGTGCCGGGGTTCCCCCATTTGGGGGCTTTTTACAATAAATTTTACAATTACAGCAGTCCCTCCTATTTAGGAGTTGCCGTTTATTTGCATAACACCTCAATGGTAAGTAGATGTCTTTTGCAAAGTAGCGTACCAGTCTATCTATGAATATCATACATATAAGTATACCCCTTTTCTTTATACAGTTGCAATGAACTCCCATCGGAGGTCGTGGCATATTTTCTTCCATATGACGTCTTGTTGGTACAGTTTCTCTTTCGACTTGAGGAGTGGGAAGTATTGGAGGTAATCATCTTCTCCTAAAAGTTCGCAGAATTTGTAGAGGACGTAGGAGTAACTGAGGAAGTTTTTCCTCTCTGTGGGGCAGTTATCATCAAAGGGTTTTTGGATGTCCTTGAACATAATTCGTAGGTATTCTTCTAATTCCGGTGGCATGTTTGGAGGTTTAATGCCATTAAGAATATTGGTGATATAGGGAACG